CCCGACTTGGCTTGTAAAAAGGCGTTAAGTCGCCTTGCCAAGGACATACTTCACCTCCGGGGGTTGGGTCTCCTTTGTAAGGATCCATACCTCGAGTGTTTCAGTCCCTATCTGCCCGCCGATGTGTTGGAGTTCGCTAGCAGGTTAAAGCTGCGAAACCCGAGCACCACAGACTTGGTTCCTGTAGGCTCGCTTAACGTGAGTCAGGAGCCCGGTGGAAAGGCGCGCTTCTTTGCGTCGCCCCGCTTGATTTATCAAGCGCGTCTGGGTGGTGTTTTCACTGCCCTCGACGAAATGCTCTACGAGCTTCCCGAAGACGCTTGTCACGACCAAACAGGTCCTCTGTCAGCAGTTGAAGGAGTTCTTTCACAAGGGAGCATGGTCTACTCGGTAGACCTTTCCAATGCGACGGATTCATTTCCGTTGTCCGTACAACTAGCTGTGGCTGAGCGTTTAGGGGTTTACCCCGACGACCTCAAGTGCATTGAACACCTCTCCACCTCACCGTGGGGTGTGTCGAAAGACATTACCGACGCGGTGGGAGGGATTCCATATCATCGATGGACTGTTGGGCAACCGCTTGGCATGAAGCCTAGCTTCGCCTTGTTCAGCATTACGATGCATGCCCTTATTAGAGGTATTGCAAAGGTGCATGGTTTGCCTTATCAGCAGTCCTATTTCCAGCTTGGTGATGACCATGTGGGTTTTTGTCCCGAATTGGAACAGAGATTCATAAGCGTGCTCGAGTCACTGGGGGTTAAAGTCTCAGTTGAGAAATCTATTATCTCTAATAGATGTGCTGAGTTTGGAGGCGCCCTCATCCGAAAGGATGGGTTTACCTTCAGGCCCGGAAAATGGCGGAGCTTGGATAGCTCTACCGCCCTCTCATACTGCGCCGACCCTGACTTTAATCCGTCTAAGGTCTGGCCTAAGACCGTTGTTTCTCTTGTAGAGAAGCTCAGGTCCCGCCCTTGGCCATTCGGATTTGTTGTAACAAACCCTAATGACTTGTCGGCAGCTGCTCTTAATAGCAGCCTTCGGAGGCTCACACACCGTGTCCTCCTCCCTCATGATACGACACGCTTCGCTATCGAGCGTCAACTTATGTACGCTTCGATACACCAGCATATCACACAATGGAGGTACCATCCACTACCGCATCATAACCACCTGCTTCAACAACGAAGTCTGGCAGGTGTGAGGAACCGTGTGGACACAAAAGAGAAACTCTTTTGGGATCGTCTAGGAGTATGGCATGGTCAACATGTCCATATATCTGAGTTTCGTCCTGATTGGCTTACTCTTACAGACAAACGATCAGTTCAGTTCTCTGAATTGGTTGCTTCAGCGTGGACAGGTGAAGTGAAAGCCGG